ATAAAGGAAATGTTATGAAAATAAAAGATGTATTACAGCTTCCAAACATTGAAATTGGTGATGAAATAATGGTTGGTAAATTTAAAAATCGTAAAGCAACAGTAACAGGATTCGCAACAGATGATAACAATCAACCTGTTCTAAAAACAACCAAAGGCGATCAAAAACTATTCAAACCTAGAATAGTTAAACTAATGGATAAGTAAAATGAAAGTAAGTCTTCGTAGACTAAGTAATAAAGATGTATTCCATTTAAGGAGTATTATTGACGAAGATACTGCAGAAAAGTGCTATTTAGAATGGCCATTCACAAAAGAGGTTGCATTTTCTTTCATTTCAAACTATAATACATGGGGTATATGGATTAATAATGGAATACTTGCTGGTGCTATAGAAATAAAAAAAGACATGGAAACAGCATACTTTGTTAGCAAGAAATACAGAAATTTAGGTATTGCTACAAATGCAGTGATCCAATGTAAAGAACGGTTTAGTGATCAGCAATTACATTGTGTTATTAATCCCGATAACAAAGCAAGTTTAAAGGTAGCTAACAAAGCAAATTTAAGAGTAAGTTTCTTTAGCTAAACAATATTATGTCTAATAAAAAATTTAACAAAGATAACATTAAAGATACACACGGTCCGATGAATAGTGTGTCTAAAGAAGATGCATTAGTATGGGCAAATGCTCCAGACGTAAAACATCTAAGTAAACTAGAGCCACATAAAAGACGTGAAGTAATTGCTAAAAAGAATAAAGCAGTACAAAGCAGTAAAAAAGCGGACCGAAAATTAAGCAAAAGCATAATTAGAAATATAGAGGACTAACATGGATTATTCAAAAGTAGATAAAGACGGCAAGGAACTTAATACAGTTCCAAAAGCTAATCAAGCTAAACAAGCTGGTTATCACGAAAAGTGGTTAAAGAACCCAGAGGAGTGGGAACCAACAGCAGAAGATATTAAATGCGAACTTCAGCTACAAGCATTAAGTGCAGTTGAGCCTTTAAAGTGGGAAATTGATCTAGGTTGGTTTAAGAAACAAATTAAAGAATATGATGATAAGTGGGTACCTTATCTTAGACGTGAGGGTGTAGTAAACAACAGAGAAGGGTTGTGCTTAGTAGGACTTGAAGGTGACGAGCCTTGGGATAGTTTAAGTATGCCAGAAGCACGTAGGCGTACAGGTCGTAAACTTAGTGAATTAGACTTTAATGTTCCTACACAGTTATATAAAGATCTATCTAGTTTACATCCATTACTAGATTATTGGAAACCTCTAGGACGTACAATGATTGTTAATAGTGGAGCAGGAGGTTGGTTCCCACCACACAAAGATCAACCTATGTTAACAAGAGATACATTTAGAGTATGTGCATTTATATCAAATAATGTAACACACGATGCATATGAATGGCAAATGGATGGACGTATATGGCCTATTAAAGCTGGTGGTGTATACTACATAGACACACGTAAAACACACAGAACACACAGTTGGAAGGATAATAGCATGCATTTAGTAATGAATATTCCTAAAACATGGGAGAATGTCGTTAAGTTGATAAGTGCAACACTTAATTACTAAGCCTTTTGATATTAATTAGATAAATACTTGTATGAAAATATATGATATTATAACCGAAGATGCCGAAGGCGGCGATACAATGCATGGTAATATTGCCAGCGTTTCGTTTCCTATGACACCAGGAACTAAGAAAAAAGATGCACGTAAGGCAGTTGATCCTAAAGGATACTTAGGTGATGGTAAAATTAAAAAGCAAAGTGTTGGTTATAACAAGCCAGTAAAGGTAATAAAAAGATGAGAGAATCTCAGTTAGCAAAAGAAGAAATTTATTCTAATAATCCAGAAGACCCTAATAATCCAGAAGTATTAGTGCAAGGATATGGCAGAATGAACCTAAAGTCTTTGGAAACAAAAGTAGAACGTATGTTCACTGAAATGGCAGAGATGGCTAAAATGGGAAATTGGGATAACGTAGAATATAATCTTAATAAAGGATTAGTTCAAGGATTTATTACAGCAATTACTAATACATATAAAGAATTAGAAACAATCAGAAAACGCGGCGGTAAGAACAGTCGTGGCATTGAAAAAAGGTAACGACTATGAGCGAACATAAAATTGACAATACATTTACTGTAGCAATGGACCAAATTAATAAATTGGAAAAAGTATTTACAGCAGGTGGAAGACTAGAAAGAGCTATTTCAGAAGTAGGTGGCGATATATCTTTTCTTAGAGATATACAAGAATCATTAAGTAATGTATATGAATCATTAGAAGAAGGACATTACGGTGCAGTTGCACATTTAGATAACGTAGATGAGCAACTAAGCAAGAAGAAAAAAATTACAAATAAAACTCCAGTAGGCATGGTTGCTGAAGGCGTATTAGATGCAGACGATGATGACGGGTTTATGGCTCGTAGTCAACTGTATTTCCTAGCACGTGATGCTATTAAATTACATGGTATAATTGACGATAGAGATGATTTAGAGCCATGGGTTTCAAGTAAAATAGCACAAGCAAGTAAAGACATTGATGCAGTTAGTCGTTACACTGAATACAATGCCATGAAAGCCGAAGTTGAACCAGAAGGAATGGAACTAAACACACATTCACATGCAGAAGTTCCTCCACACATGGAAGAAGGTTATTCAATCTTACCTCCAATGGATACAGACAGATACCAAGCACGTGATGGATTAGAAGGACCGTTTCCTACAAAATCAGGAAAAGTAGTTTATTATGATCCAAAAGAAGGTTCATATTATGATTCAGATACAGACATGTACTTAACATATGATGACTTTAGAGCATTAGATATGAATGAAGGTTCTATGAAAAACATGTTGCATGATAATGCAGAAGAAATGGACAGAGCTGAATTCGTTAGTGAATACGGAGATCAACTAGGAGGCCATGAAGCAGCTGGTGATTTTTGGGATAACGTAAACGGTGTTGAAGAAGTAGCAAAAGCATCAAGCAAAAGAAAAGAAGAACATGATGCTATGATAGTTACTCCAGCAGATAAAGAACTTAACACACCTGCATATCAAAGATATAAAGCTGGTGATCCAAGATACAAATATAAGGCTTTCCCAGATTCAGACATTACTGAAGGTATGGAATTTGACGAAAAGAGAACAAATGATTTACAAATAGTAGCAAAAGATCTTTTCAAAAATGCACTAAGCAAAGCAAAAAAGAAGGTGAAATAACATGTTTGATAAACAGCAGTACTTAGACAACGAAGATAATAATTACCACACAGAAAACGGTATTGCGTTAGCAAATGAGTTTGGCACACCAGAAGAACAAAAATTAATGATGCAAATTCAAAAAGATCATTATGCTCGTGGGCATATTAATCCAGATGAAATAGAAGCACGTAATGCTATTGTTAAAAAATATTACCCAATGTTAGAAGGATTAGACGAAGGTATGATGTCTGACATGGAAAAAGATTTAATTGATATGTATAAAGGTGACGGTGAACCTGGACTTGCTGATGCAATGGGTTACAGCGAAGCTAAGTTTGCTAAAGAATATGTTAGAGCAGATGCAGATATATATAAAATGATTAAGAATTATGTTAATGCAAATGAATCAGTTGTGTCGGAAGCAGGCGGTTATTATACACAACCTGTATATGATATGATTGAAAAGCATGGCATTCAAAAAGTAATGCACGAACTATTAACAAGTTTAGATGCTGATGTAATTCAGGACTTTATAAGCCGTGCAGAATTTACAGAATCAGACGAAACAAAATACGGCATTGTACGCTATCCTGACACAGCAATCTCATACATCAAAAATGACGGTAACGGTTGGGAACATATCTTTGATAAGTCATATGGCTTTGAAGGCCCAGTTGACAAAGCAGACTTACAGTATGCTAAAAAGATTGATAAAGAAAAAATCCCATCACGTATGTTTGGTATGAATGAAGCAGAAAAGCGTTGGAAACAAACTAGTATGTCTCCAGAACAAGCTGAAGAAGAATATGGCAAGGAAAACGTAAAAGTTAAAAGAGGCGGACTACGTAATGGCGACGATATGGTACAAGTATTTGTTGAAGATAGAGCAAAAGGTATCAGAGGTGCGTTAAGTAAATTACCACATATTGGTCGTCACATTCACGGACATGATCATAAGCCAAGTCCACAAGATGCACCAGATACACCACCATCATTAAAGGGAATAAAAATTGTTCCAAATCCAAATAAGCAAAGTCCACAGGATGCACCACCAACACAACCAACACAACCAAGTGAACCAGCACCTAGTCCACAATCAACACCACCAACACAACCAACACAACCAAGTGAAATGGATCCACCGCAAGCGCCAACAAGAAAACCAAGACGACCACGTAACGCAATATATGCATCTAAGATGGCTTCAGCAGGAAAATTAAAAGAAAAGATTTTTCAAGCTGCAAAAGAAAACGAACAACAAATTAATGAATTAGATCTGTATGCACCAAATACAGATTATATAAGAGCGCCAAACGGTGAATACTTTAAAGTAGAATATCGTAACACTGGTACTATTACCGGCGGCGGGCGTAAAGCAGGTGACTTAACTTCTTTTAAAAGTGTAGTAAAAGCAGATCCAAAAGAAGTTGATGTATTAGATTTAGAAGGTAGATTAAATTATGCTGACACAGATGGAAGCGGAGTTAAGTCTAAAAAATCTAATACAATCCATACTGGACATGATCATCAAGGTGGGGGACCACTTGGTGGTAAAGACATTAGTGTATATGATATGGACTCTGAAGAGTACCATGACAATGTACCAGATGGAGCAAAAGGCGCAGTTATTAAATTTATGACTGCACAACAAGACGAATCCGCTAAATCAGAAAGACGATTACGTATAGCTGATTGGATTCAAACACGTAAACAATAAAAGGAAATACTATGTTAAAATGGATAAAAAGCATTTTTTCTTCTGAAAAACCATTAGTACTAACTAATGAAGTTAAAGAAGTTAAAAAGAAAATAGAAACAAAACCACTAGTAGTAAAACCGTCTTTTAAGAACAAAAAAGAACTGTCAAGCATGACTAAAGCTAAACTTGAAGAAGTTGGCAGAGTATATGGCATTGAACTTGATAAACGATTAACTAAGGATAAATTAGTTACTCAACTTTGGAAATCTATTAAATAGACGAAAGAAATTAGTGAATGACTAAAAAACTTATCGAAACATTTCTAGAAGCAAACACACAACATCAGTTGAAGATGGCGAAACTGTAAACCAATGGAATTCACAAGGAAGATATCAGAACACACAAATGGCTCGTGCCAGAATTGTGGGCATCCGACACATTGTGGAACATCACGTTGGGAACAGGTTAAAGACTATGCTTGTGATGGCGGCGAATTGCGTATGATTAAAATATGCGATAGTTGCAGGTGTAGTAATTGCACTGGAATAAAAAATGAGCGAACCAAAAAACTCAGATAGTTGGCAGGCATATCCTGCTTTAAGGTGGGTCTACAATAAATTGGAACTAAGTCAAAAGCTAGGTTACAGTTGTGGGCCAGACACTGTTCCTGTACCAAGTACAGGTAAGTATGTTGAAAGACCTATTATGAATTTAAGTAATATGGGAGTTTCAGCAAAAATAGTAGAACTTGAAAAAGGTGATACTATTATGACACCAGGACATTTTTGGTGTGAATATTTTGAAGGCGATTTAGTTAGTGTGGATTATACATTCCGTAAAGGAGAACTATATCCACAACAAGCAATGAAAGGCATACATCATTCAAGAAGTCTTTCAGCGTTTAACAAGTGGGAAAAAGTAGAACCTTTCCCAGAATACGATTTACCAAGTTGGGTTGATGGGTTAAGTTCAGCTAAACATATCAACATTGATTTTAAAGGTGGTAAAATAATAGAAGTTCATTTAAGGCATAACATAGAGTATCCTAAATGGGCAGTAGAAGTAATACCTATATGGGCACACGAAGATCCACAAATGTTTATGGATTATGAACATATGGGCTACATTTTTATGAAAAGCAAGGATGACGCTAACGGAAACTTAGACAGCGGACAAATTGGGTTTTATTATAAATAGTAGTATATAAAAGAGGAACTTATTATGAGACTTAGAAACTTATTTGAATATGATGATTTAGACAAAGAAAAAGAAATTATTGTATCTAGAATATCAGGCTTACGAGCTGATAATGATGAAGATGCAGCATTACTTGACAGAATCTATAAACTACTTAACAGTGGTCAAATTGGAGATAATATCTCAAAAGGTTTTGCGGCACCATTAGCAGATGAACCATTAAGTGATAAAGAAAAAACTTTAGTTATGCAAGACTTAACTAAAATTATTGCATCAGCTGATAGTGATTATAAGTCAATGAACGAAATGATTTCTCAATTAGAAAAAGGTGGAGTAGTTGATGTATCAAAACTTAATTCACCATTAGTTTCTTTTACATCAATATTTACACACCCAGCCGCTATTAAAGTTTTTCATGAACTTAAAAATTACGGAACAGGTAAAAAACAAAAAGGTCCAGGCGAATATGCACTTGCATGTTTAAGTAACAAAATTAGATTAGCATCAGGCGAAGGTGATTTAGAAATAGATGGTATTGGTAAAGTTGAATTAAAATCAGCAGTATCAAGTACAGGCGGACGTATTGGATACGGCGGTGGATCACAAAAAGCTAAACGTACAGTAATTGACAAGTATGCAGATAGACTTCCTACTGTTATAGGTTCAATTGGTGGTAAAGGTGGTAGCTTGGGATTAGGTAAATTTATTCCAGCACTAGCACAAGACTTACCATTAAGCGATCCAGAGAGTAGACAAATTAGAACAGCACTTATGTCAGAACTATTAAAAATGGACTTAGAAGGTTTTGCAGATCCTATTGTAAAAGCATTTGCTTCAACAGATAATCCAATTGAAATTGAAGATGCGTATTTAAAAGCAAACTTCTTATGGTACAAAAACAGAGATGATTTTGATGCATTACTACTATGTAGTTTTCCAAATCAAAAATTTGCAATGATTAAAAATGAAAATGATTTAATTGCATTCAGAAGAGGCGGACATTCTGCTTCAACTAGTATTAGTATTATTCCAACACAAGCTGGTGCAGGTAGAGAACAATGGGCACAGCTAACGCTTAACAAGGCTAACGGATAATGTGGGACATAATTGTACAAATGGTTACAGACAGGTTGTGGATGTACACAGCTATAGTAGGTAGCATATTTGGTGCGTTATTTGTATACTGGATTAAAGATACTTACATAGCCTTTTGGGCAATAAATAAATGGGAAGCAACATTAGACTTCCTAGTCAACAGATGGGGCTGGACTTGGTTTAAACATAATCCAGATGCATGGAAAGCAGCTAACCCAAAACTTACAAAGAAAATAGAAGAATTAGAAAAGCGAATAACTTCACTTGAAAAAAGAAGGCGTTAAAACATGAATCCAGACGTATGGACAAACAGATTTACAGTCAGAAAATTCTCTGAAACTAATAGAGAAATCAACCCAGAACATTTAGAATACCTAGAAACAGTTTTAAATAACTTACCATTACAATGTAATACTAAATCTGATATTTGGATTTATCTAGATGACAGTGACAAAGAAATTAGAGAATGGTTAATTAAAGAAGTTTTTTGGATGAACGGTCCTGAAGGAAGAGAACATATGCTTCCAGTAATGCAAGCACCAGGAATATTTTTATGTGCTACAACACCTAATAAGGCTTGGTTAATGTCTGATCAAGAAAGCCAAAAAACAATAAATGAATTAGCTACTAGACACGAAGGAATGACATGTGGTGTATTACTTTCAGAATTATTAAGATTAGATTATAACGTAGGAACATTTCGTTGTAATGCAGGAATTAACGAAAACAACGAAGCTAAAAGAGATTACTTTACTAACTATATGAACACAACTTATAAAGAACAACTAGAAGTTATGTTTGGATCAGATCAAGATGGACAAACAGATGATATTGTATTTGAGCCAGGAATTGCAGTATGTTTTGGTCCAGAAGCAGAAGAACACTTTAATATAGAAACTGGAATGGTTTATAAAGAAAGTAAAGAAAAAGGACAACGTGATACATGGAATTCTATAGATTATGCTAGATGGAAAATACAAGGTCGTAAAATATATGACATTCCAAAATGTATAGTTAAAAAATGAATCAAATATATCTTGTTTGTACTCGTAGTGCAATTTGTGCGAGTGCATTAACTTACATAATCAATCAAAGCCCAACCTGTTATAATGTAGTTCATAATAATGTGTACCATACTGAAAAAGGTACAAACTTTAATGATGCATTAACAATAAATGACTGGTGGAATATTCCTGATACATATGTAGAAACATATACTCCTAATATTAGAAACGATGAACAAATGGATGTAACCTCATTACATACATTATGTAAAGTATGGGAATCACTAGGAACAGGAAAAAGCGTAGCATTATTTACACATGCAAAAAATACAAAAGAAATTATGGAATATAAAGAAGAACATAATCTTCCTATAACTGTAATAACAACAACAATGGGTACTAACAGTTACTTGTATTTAGACTTATTTTTAAAACGTGAGTACAGTGATGAAATGAATGCATTTACTAGCATTGATAATACTTGGAAGTATCTTTATAATCAATATATTAATCAAGACGAAATGTGGGCTGAACATGCAGACATAGTATTACAAATGCATGACTGGTTAGGAGATCCTGCAGATACATTCAATGCATTAAAAATATTTCATAACAAAAATTTAAAACAATGGGTTAAGGAATACTTACAAAGAAATAGCTACAAAGAATGGAATATTAAAGTAAATGATGTTAATAACAAACTAAAAGCAATAAGCTATATATTCCAACAAAACCAACATCAAATGCCTACATTACAAAGCAAAAAACTGCTAGCACTAGCAGGATTAGATGCAGTAAGACATCATGCTTCTGATATTAGTGTAGTACTTGAAAGAACCTCAAATACACTTAGATATCCATTGACAACCTCGTCATAAGAGTGTATTATATATACAAATACAAACACAGGAGATAATCTATGAGCATTACATTTGGAACAGAAGACGTTGCTAAATTAAAGAACCTTATGCAAGAAGGTGTACAAGTTATGACTGAAGTTGAAACACTCAATGAAGGTTTAAAAGACACAGTAAAGCATATTGCAGAAGAAATGGGCATTAAGCCAGCAGTACTAAACAAAGCAATTAAAATTGCACACAAAGCAGAGTTTCATAAACATCGAGATGATTTTGATACTCTTGAGACAATACTTGAAAGTGTCGGCAGAGCTGATTAGTGATAGACACAATTTATCAATTCTGGGGTATTAAACCAGAACATATTTTTGACGATGTGTTTACAGGTTATGAAGACCTGTACCCAGAATTTGATAAGCACACGAAAGAAACATATGAGAAAGATCCTGCAGGTACTATTGAGGCTGTTTTTTCTTTGTATCGTAATCGTGGCATTGTACCAATTATATACTACACCGAAGAAGGACTTAGAAATGAAATCAAAGGGTTTCGAACCAAGTCCTATAACGGCGTGTCTGCTGACAGAATTGGACTCGGTAACAACGCCGGTCAAACTATTAACAGATTCCTCTTTACCAACATGCAAACAGCAGAACCAAAAGGAAGAGGCTCTAATTCATTAAAGGATAGATTTTACAATGATGCTAAATTACGCAGAGCTATCAGAATATGCTTTGAGTTTAGGGATGGGAATCGTCTTGTATATCCTACTGCATTACGCCGTTCACTGGAACTTGTCACAGGAGAAAACGTGCAGAACTTTAAACCTCAACACGCCCGAGCTTTGGCAGAACGCTTATGCCCGGTATTGTGGGGTCGCATTTATGATTACAGTTGTGGTTATGGCGGTCGTCTCTTGGGTATTAGTAGTAGCAACTTAAACTATAAATACATAGGTACGGATCCTAATACAGAAACAATTAAGTATTTAAATTATTTAAATGAATTATTAGGAGCTGATGCTGAATTTATATGTTCCGGTTCAGAAGATTACCAATGCGAAGATATTGATTTAGCTTTTAGTAGTCCACCGTATTTTAATTTGGAGAAGTACAGTGACGAAGAAACACAATGCATGGTTAAATATACAACCCTTGATGAATGGTTTGAAGGGTATGTTGAACCTACTATCTCGAATATCAGAAGAGGACTACGAAGCGATGGAACGTTCGCAACGAACATCGCAGACTACAAATCATATGGCAACAAGGAATTCTTTGTTGTGGACCGTTGGATTGAAACGGCTGAAAAAGTTGGGTTCAAGCATACGGGCACGATTAAAATGATGTTGAATACTAGACCAGGTGTAGGTAACGATAAACTAGCTGGCAGAGAAAAGTTTGAAGGAGTGTACGTTTTTGAAAAACGATAAACAAAAAGGCATTATGATGCATGCTTACAAAGGTGAGATACCAGAAGATTCTCTGGTTCACTGGAAAGCTGATCTTGATAATACTTATTGTGTTGCTCCACATAATGAAGTACATGTTGATAACTTTGGAGATTATGGATTCTGTTGTCAATATAGAAAAGGTTTATTTGGAAACATAAAAGATATAAAAGCAAAGGATTTCTTTTGGAATAAAGATTCAGGAGAAGTAAGAGCTAATACAAAACAAAAAGTATGGCCTGATGGATGTGGACGTTGTCAAAAGTCAGAAAATAAATCAGGATGGAGTCATAGGTTTGGTTCACAACATGAATGGAATGACCCTGAAAATCCAAAACATCACGAAGGTATTCATAAATTCTCAATAGACTTTAGTAACGCATGTAATCTTAGATGTACTATGTGTAGTCCAAAACGTAGCACAGGTTGGTATAAAGATATTAACATGTTGATGGATAATATGCCTATTACAGAAGTTGATAGAGCAGTAGCAGGAACAAGAATGGAACAAAAACAATATGTAGTTCCAGCTCGTGTTGTTGACGAAAACTTAGAAGTATTTCTTGGATGTAAACTAATTGAATGTAGTGGTGGAGAACCTTTTTTCCAACCAGAGTTTTGGCATATGGTAGATAAGTTAATTGAACATAATTACCAAGGCGATTTAAAAATTGTAACAAACTTAACTTTGCTTGATGAAGAAAAAACTGAAAAATTAAAAAAACTCAATACTAGACTTGTAGTAAGTTTAGATGCTATTGGTGATGTATATGAATATATAAGACCAGCAGTTGGAACTATTGGAAAATACAAGGGTGAACTGATTCAACAACGAATACTTGATTGTAGTAAAATATTCCACGTAGGTCTTTCTTATACACCACAGTTACTTAATATGTATAATATTAAACCTTACATTGAATGGTTATGGGAACACGAACATTATGGAAAAAGTAAGTTAAACGATCTTACTGGATTTAATGCAGCTCTTGTTGCTCCAATTTATCTTTGTTTACAAGTGCATCCAGATATAGAATATAGATTATGGTTAGCAAGTTGGATCGAAGAAAAATGTTTTAGTAGATGGAATGATCCAAAAGACCACATACTAAGAGGAGTAGTACACTTACTTAAAAAACCTTACACAGCAGAAGATAAAGATAATTGGAAATTCTTCTGTAAAACAACAGAATTACTTGACAAACACAGAAAAACAAGTATACTTAAATATATACCACAACTAGAAAAATATTGGATTAGCCCTGAATGAGTTATGTAGATGCATTTCACGATCGAGATAAAGACATTGTACACGTTGTAGAACGTATTAACGGAAAGCGAGAATATAAAGAAATTCCCGCCAAGTATACATTCTATTATAAAGACCCACGTGGAAAATACACAAGTATCTTTGGTGAAAAATTAGAACGTGTTGTTTGCAACACAAGTAAAAAATTTAATACAGAAAAAAAGATTAATGGACATAAAGGTCTATATGAAAGCGATGTAAATGTTATATTTAAAACATTCGCTGAAAATTATGATCCTAGTGCAACGCCAGATCTAAATGTTTGTTTCTTTGATATTGAGACAGACTTTAATAAAGAGTCAGGCTTTGCACCACCACATGATCCGTTTAACGCAGTAACAGCAATTAGTTTGCATAATACTTGGATGAATACAACTATATGTCTTGCTATTGGTCCTAAAACTATGACGTTTGATCAAGCAGAAACAGTTACTAATAAGTTTGAAAATACTATGCTATTTAAAACTGAACGTGAAATGCTTGAAGCATTTTTGGATCTCATAGATGATGCAGATATTTTATCAGGCTGGAACAGTGAAGGCTTTGATATTCCTTATCTAGTTAATCGTGTAGCTCGAGTATTAAGTAAAAGTCATACAAGACGTTTTTGCTTGTGGGATAAACTTCCTAAACAACGTGAATTTGAACGATTTGGTGCAACACAACAAACATATGATACCATTGGTCGTGTACATATGGATTACATGCAGTTGTATCGTAAGTATACATATCATGAAATGCACAGTTATAGTTTGGATGCTATTGGTGAATATGAACTAGGTGATCGTAAAGTAGATTATGAAGGCACACTAGATCAATTATATAACAATGACTTTGAAAAGTTTATTGCTTATTCTAGACAAGATGTTGACTTGCTTGTAAAACTAGATAAAAAACTACAGTTTATTGATTTAGCAAACGTACTAGCACACTCTAACACAGTGCTTCTACAAACAACAATGGGTGCGGTTGCACAAACAGACCAAGCTATTATTAACGAAGCACATGCTCAAGGTATGATTGTTCCTGACAAACGTTATGACAAAGATACTACACAAGCCGCAGGTGCTTATGTTGCTACGCCTAAAAAAGGCTTACATAAATGGGTTGGAAGTATCGACTTGAACTCACTGTATCCTAGTATTATTCGTAGTTGTAATATGAGTACTGAAACTATTATTGGGCAAGTGCGACACTCGTACACAAAAGAAATGATTGAGAATGCAAAAACAGTAGCTGAAGCATGGGAAGGTCGTTTTGCAACACATGAATATGAACTTGTTATTAACAAAGACATTGAAGAAGTACTACATTTAGATTTTGAAGATGGCACTAGTTTTGAAGCAACTGGCGCAGAGATATATGAAATTGTGTTTAACAGTGGACAACCTTGGATTATTAGTGCTAACGGTACAATTTTTACA